AAAGTAACAAGGAGTGGTTACCTTGTTGCAAAGCTAAGAAAACCTCAAGGGTGTGGTTCCTCTTGGGGTTTTCTTTATGGAAATCTATGCTATATTGATTTTACAAGTCTATAATTCGGTCTCTTCTCTAGGTCGATCTTCCCCCAAACCAATGCGAAGTGCTTTTATAGACAAGGGGGTAACTAAGTTTTAATTAAGGGCTGATCTTTGGGGACTTTTTTTAAAGCTTATATACAAAGAAGCACTAACAACCCATGCTACTGCGTTGTTGGTGCTTTCTTTTATGGGTTCCAAAGTTTTACTTCACCTGTATTGTAATCATAATCTCCTTCTCGCAGTATTCTTGTTAGTCTTGCGTTCAAGATAGCATCAGCAATCGTATAACCTTTCTTAGTGTATGTCTCCTGTACCTTAGACCATAGTGCTTCTTTAGTATCAGGTGTATTAGCTAAAGTCTTTGAAGCAGTAACCATACCCATACCTTTAATACCTAGTATCCCATCACCAGCATCACCAGCTAGTGACATCTCAAACCAATGCCTGTTTGCTTTCTTATTGGTAATATGTTCTATCGAATCATCAGCTATAAGTTTGCATGGTAGTGTTCTCATATCTTTATCAACTGAAACTATTATCGGGTCTTTGTATCTGCCATTGGTAGCAAGCAAACCAAGTACGTCATCTCCTTCTAGGTTTTCATAGGCAACAGTTTCATATCTTTCTTTTACTTCATCAATGGTGTGTTTTAAAGCTAAAGGTTTTATCTTACCTATTCTGTTGATTTTGTACTCAGGAAATATCTCATGTCGAAATGTAGGGTAAGAAGTAAAGCACATAACTATGTCGTGCTTACCGCTAGCAATAGTTTTATAAACCTCTAATCTGTTCTCAATAATATTAAGACAATCTCTTACATCACTATGTTGGGTATGCTCCCAATCATTCCATCTTGTGTCTTCTTGTGCTGCACAACAAGAAGAAAAAACTAACCAATCAGCATCAATAAGTAAAGTCATAGCTAAATAAAATCCTCATATACAACAAGACGACCTGTCTTCTGGTCGTACAATAATTTATCCACTTCTCCTGTCATGCCAGTATGTCTAGACTTTAATACCTTTAGCTGTAATCGGTGTCTCTCACTAGCTTCTAACTGGTTTCTAGAAGCACTTAAAACTACGTCACTTAGTTGAAGTAGAGAGTGGCTACCTCTCAAGTCTGATGTATCAACCTCTCTGCCCGACTCATGTGATTGTCCTTGTGGTCTGCGTAGATGGCTGACCAATACAATAGCTATGCCAGTTGCTTCACTCAAACTTCTTAGCTTGGTCATTATTATATCTATTGCTTTGCGTTCATTATCTAGTTCAAGACCAGAC